GCAGGTGATGATCTTTACTTTGGTATGCAACCATTAGAGTACCAATTCCGTAGAGGAGACAATTTAAATAGTGCTAAATTACCATACACTGGTGCAGCTTATAGTAATACAAATACTAAAGCCAAGTCATTAGTTGCTATTATGAAACCACTACAATACATGTATATCATACTTTGGTATCGTCTTGAAATGGCAATAGCTAGAGACAAAGGAAAAATACCTGTAATAGATGTTACTCAAATACCTAAGAGTATGGGTATAGATGTAGATAAGTGGATGCATTACTTAGGGGCACTTGGTGTAGCATTTGTCAATCCGTACGAAGAAGGTTGGGACATTCCTGGTAGAGAGGGTGGTAAACCATCACCATACAATCAATGGACTTCTATTGATGCAAGTATGTCTAATACTATTAATACGTACATTCAATTACTTGCGAAGATTGAAGAAATGGTATCTGAATTGTCCGGAGTAACAAAGCAAAGACAAGGATCTATTTCTAGTAATGAGCTAGTGGGTAATGTAGAAAGATCTGTAGTTCAATCTGCTCATATTACTGAGCCATGGTTTTGGTTACATAATCAAATTAAAACACATGTATTATCAATGTTATTAGATAGTGCTAAATTTGCATGGAAAGATGACAAGAAATACTTAAATTATATATTTGATGAGGGTACTAGAACATTCTTGCAAATGGATGACAATTGGTCATATGAAGACTTTGATATTTTTGTAACTGACAGTACCAAAGAAAGTCAAGCCATTGAACAACTTAAGAGTCTTGTACAACCAGCTATGCAGAATGGTGCATCATTGTTAGATGCTGCTGAAATATTTACTAGTGACAATCTGAGTGTAATTAAATCCAAATTACAAGATATAGAAAACAACAGATTGGAGCAACAACAAGCAATGCAAGAACAAGAAAATCAGCAACAACAACAGCTTGTTGAAATGCAGAATCAAGTTAAGGAAGAGGAGCTTATGCTTAAAGAAGCTGAACTTGATCTTACTAAATATAAGATTGATCAAGATAATGCTACTAAGATTACTGTAGCTCAATTAAATGCATATAGAGGATCTGAAAATATGGACCAGAATATGAATGGTATACCAGATCCTATTGAGATTGGTAATCAAGAAATAGCTAGACAAAAAGCTGTGTCTGATGCTATGAGCAAACAAATGGATTTAGCAAACAAGGCTAGAGCTGAAGAAAATAAGAAAGAACTTGAAAAGCGTAAAATTGCTGCACAAGAGAAAGCTGATAAGTTAAAAGCTACAATTGAAAAAGAAAAGATAGCTCTTGAAAATAGAAAATTGCAAGAGGCTAAGAGGTTGCAGAAGATGAAAGATGATGCAGCTTATAAGAGAGAACAATTAAAAGCAAAGACTGCTCTTAAGAATAAAACAAATGCTGAAGCAGCCAGATCTAAAAAATAGGAGGAACTAATATGAGTTGTAAGGGAAGCTCTAAAAAGGGCGGAAAAGGTAAACCGGGTAAGACAGGTAAGTAAATATTATTAGTATGAAATGGAAAGATCTATCTCTTAAAGAGAGAAAACAGATATATGATAGTGTCAGGGTGAATAACCCTGGTGCTACATATTTTGATATTAAAGAGCAATTTGATTCTATTCCTGCGTATGAAGATGGTGGTAAATCTATAGTAGACGAAGTAAACAAATCTGATGCTAACTTTGTACAAAGATTAAAATCACCTACAAGACAGACTATCCCTAATTGGGAAGATCAGTATAGAGTATTACCTTGGGAAAAATCTGTTTCAACACACAAATTATCAGTATGGGATAATGCAAACGGAGGTGGTATTATTGTACCAGATGTTCAAGAAGTAAATGGCAAATTAATAGATTTTACTAGACCTCCGTATAACAACAGAGCAGCTGTAGAGAATGCCTTAAAAACTGGGGATTATGTTGATTTACCAAAATTCGAAGATGCTTTGTGGTATACTGAGAATTATAAAAGATATTATCCTAGATTTGAAGACGGCGGTAAAAACAAAAATGTACCAGTATTACCAAAAGAGTTAGGTCTTACTCCAGGTACTCCAGAGTATTTGGAAAGACAGAAAAGAATATCAGGATCAGCAAACGTAGTTCAACCGGAAGCTTATATTACTCCAGCTGGTTATATTAAAGATGCTGTTAACTTTATTGAAGACTTAGGCAAAGGAGATTATGCTGGTGCAGCAATGGATGCAGTACTGAATTTGATTCCTTGGGGAGTTGGAAAAGGCATCAAAAAACTAAAGTCCAAAGTAGGAAGAATAGTTGAGGGTACTGAAATTGATGGAGCTAGTGTTCACAGTTTTGCTCCTACTCAAACCAAAAAGAAAACTAAAAAGAAAACGGAAGAAGATTATGATTCTGAATTTTCTGAAGTATTAAGAAAGGATAGAAATTCTAAGAAGTACCAACAAGAAATTTCTAGGACAATAGAACAAGCAATTTTTCCAGATGAAAGAACTCGTGAATTAGTAGAAAATGTAGACAAAACATATGGAACTAACTACAAACGAGCTTATTCTAATATTGCATATAAAGACATGACTAAAAGAGGTAGTTATGTCAAATGGGGTGATACGGACAAAGATGGTTATGGGCAAATAAATATAAAAAATATTAAAGATAATATATTACCTACAGATATAAATGATTATAGTGTGATATTAGATAATAATATTTATATGCCCGGAACTGCTAATCATGAGTTAGGACATGTGGCAGATGGTTTAGCAGGATCTAGAAAGATTCAGGATTTTGATAGTGGTAAAGAATATATTACAAACACTTATCTAAATTATTTAGCAAATTCTAACAATACATATAGTTCTGCGGAGTTAAGAAAAATGGGATTATTTGATGCTGCTGGAAGTAGATCATACTTATTAAATCCTACAGAAGCTAAAAGTCATATGTTAACTCTAAAGAGATCATTAAAAGATTCTGGTAAAATTACAAACTGGAGTACTCCTGTAGACGAAAATATGATTTTGGAATATATGAGAAATCCGACATCAAATAAAATGGTTAAGAATCAATATGATTTGTATAGAAATAAAAACGAGTATATTGATAGATTAAACAAACTAATTCCTATGGAAATTTTAATGCCATTAGGTGGTGCTGGATTTGTAGGTCATGAACTAAATAAAGAATAATCAATATGGAAAATTTATACCCAGTATACCCAATTCCTTCTTATAAAGACGGAGGTATACACATCAAGAAAAAGAATCGTGGGAAGTTTAACGCACTTAAGAAAAGAACAGGTAAAAGTACAGAAGAGTTAACGCATAGTAAAAACCCATTGACTAGAAAACGTGCAATATTTGCTCAAAATGCTGCTAAGTGGAATCATAAAGGAAGAAAGAAAAAATAACAATTACAATCTAATTATAATTAATTATGGAAAACAATAGTAACGATACACTATTTGGATTTACAGCTATAACTGATATATTCACTGAACAAGTTGGTAACACCATCTCTCAAAAC